TTGCGGCTGATTCCATTTCGGTTAATTAAGCCGCCCGGGGGTGGAGTTGGGTGCACATGTGCGCTCTCCGGCCACCAGGCGGCGGGTTAGCTATATTGTTGATGCTGTAAGAAACATTAGTTCGAGCCTGTTGAACAAAGTGCGCTGCGAGTAACATTCGTGAAGAATGTACCAGCGGGTGAGGTCGGCTTCGTTATGAATGTGAAGCTTATTATAAATATTTGCCAGGTGGTTATTAACAGTGTGTCTGCTAATAAACATTCGTTTTGCAATTTCCTTTTGTGTGCGGCCCCTGGCAACCTGCCGGGCAACCCGTAATTCGCGTTTTGATAAAGTTGTTTCCATGGTGCTAACCCTGTTTTAATTTAACTTAGTGATTCGCCTGTCCAGGCGTTTATGTTTTTCGTTTTGAAGTACTCTTCAACAATGCCAACCTCGTGCATGCGGAAGGGCTGAACGCCGCGCATTTTCTGGCTCCAGGTTGATGGCACCCACCAGCAGCGCGAACAGATATATTCGCGGGCCTCGGCTTCAAAGCGCATAGGAAGCGACCCCATACCTTCTTTAAAACCTCCCTCTATTTTTACCTTTCCCGTTGCTGACGGCTTAATTAGTGTATTCATATTATTGGTTGATGTTTGTTTTTGATGTACATTTGAATTACTTAATTCTATGATGCAAATATAAAGCAGAAAAAAGGAATTAAAAGCAGAAAAAAGCAGAAAAAAGAGTTTTTAATATCAATTTATTTTAATTCTAAATAAGAAAGGAATGGAAGAAAGGCTACAGATAGTTATAACTGAATTATTAATGTCTATACCTGAGTTTGCCAGGGAAATTGGAGTATCAGATGACTTGATATATAAGACATTAAAAGGGAAAGCAGTTATAACTCCATATCTTAAGAAGAAAATTTATGATACATTTCCACAACTTAACAAAGAATGGTTTGAGGAAGGCAAAGGCCAAATGTATAAGTGGAAGTTAGAAGAGAAGGCTGAAAAATACGAAATCAGCTGGCAGAAATGTAAACAAAAGGATAATGAAATTGCTAAACTGAGAGCAGAACTAAACGAAACACAAAAGGACTACATTGACTTATTAAAGGAAGTATCTACGTTAAGAAAACATGCCTCAGGGTAGTGTGGTTAAACAAAAGATTAAATAATAGTTCTATGCTATCTTTAACCATTATTGCACTATTTTACATTCAAATAAACCACACCATGAAAAAAGTTATCATTGCAGCTGTTTCAATTTTATTATTTTCTTCCTGTTCAGAAAACAACGAGTACATTAAAAAAATAAAAGAAAGAATAAGTTCGGATGCTATGGGGATTGACTTAAAATACAAGTCACTAGAATTTAAAATGATTGATACAATAAGCATAAAAGAATATACAGATAGTTTGTTATTGCCAGTCATTGAGTTCAAGGAACAGGTAAGCAAAGATTCTAATTTTTTAATAGACAATAGATCTTCCGGACGAATTGAAGCTTTAATTGCAAAAGTAAAACGTACGGCTGAAATATCCGATCGTCTTTACGGCTCAAATTCAAACATGATTGAATATCAGCTTTGCCAGGATAAATGGAATAAGACAAATAAAGATTTAAGCACTGTAAGTTCACAATATGAATTTTGGAAGCTTGTTGTTTACTGTTACGAAGCCCGATCAAAAATTCATAATATTTCAACGACCGCTTACGATAACCTAAATGACTTAATTTTTGAAGCTGAAAAAAGTCAAAGTAAAATTGACAGTATATCAAAATTCACTGGAGATAAACCTGTTTATTTTAAGGCATTCAATAAATACACAATTGTTAATCCTGTTTTTGGGAATGCTACACAAACAATAAATTCGGTTTTTACCTTCGATGAAAACAAAAAACTTATTGACAGAATTGATAGTTTCTGAATAAATAATAACTTTCTTCCGGGAGATATCACCCAACCGGTTCCCCTATATTGGTTAATATTTAATTACCTTATCAATAACCCTTCGTATAGCTTCATCACTTTTACGCTGGTTAAAGTCGATGTACAAATCGGTCATTGTGCTTTCGCCATGGCCTAGTATGTGAGCAATAACATCCTTCGGAACATCGAGGTCGGAGGCTATCGTTGCAAACGAGTAGCGCGCAACGTAGGTTGTGAGCACGGGTTTTAAGCCGCATTGCACGGCTGCCAGCTTCAGGAACTTGTTTGTATTACTCAGGAAGTCTTTATGCCGGTCCTTCTCGCGATCGGCGCGGCGGGTACGGGCACGCAGTTCAATCCAGGATAAAAGATATTCGCGCCCGGGGTAGCGCTCTATTATCTCGAGGGCAGCATCGTACAGGGGCATTGAATATGACCGGTCGGTTTTAAAACGCTCGTAAACAAGCCGGCCCTGCTTAATATCGGTGTGTTTAAGGTAGAGCAAATCCTTTAAGTTAGTGCCTGCTGTAAAAAACATCAAAAAGAACACGTCTAAGGCACGCTGCATTGCAGGCGACAGATACGGCCATGCTGCCCTTAATCGTCGTAAATCGGCGGGCGTGGCAGGACGTGGGTGGGTTTTTTCCTGTTTTATCTTATAACGTCGGAAGGGGTATAACCCGGCATCACACTGGCGATCTACATCAATAGCACGGTTAAAAGCCTCGCGCAGCCGGCACATGTAGTTGCGTATTGTGTTGGTGCGGATCTGCCTCGTTGTGCGGAGCCACTGCTCAAAGCCCTGGAGCCAGTCGGGGGTTACCTGGCGAAACTGCAGCCGGTCGGTTTTATTATACTCAACCAGGTGGCGGTAAACAACCTCGTATGTATCGGCCATGCCGTGCCGTTGCTCCTTACGCAGCTGAGCGCCCCGGGCTGCGAAGTATGCAAGAAAGTCGCCGTCGGTTTTTGAGCGTGCACTCAGGTTGCGCACCAGCTCCCTGAGGCTCATGGAGCGCAGGGCCTCCGATCCGAGGGTGGCGGCAATGTTGTTGTAGTCAATTTCGAGCTGCAGCAGATCTTTGTTAAGCGAGGCATGCCCGGGGTACTTGGTACTGATGCGGCCATCGGCGCCCATGTACTGAGGTAAAATATAATATTCGGTAGGCATGTAAGCTCCCTGGCGGTTATGACCAACGCGCATGTAAATACGCGCTTTGCCGGCTGCATTTACCCGTCCCTTACGAACAACAGGTTTAAACGAAGGCATAGTGCGGTTATGATTAGTTTACACAATGTCGCGCACATAAAAAATAATGTCGTGCAATTGTACCGCGCAAGATACAAAACACGTCAAAACAAAACAAATATTTATTTACCGGATCGAATTAGCGCAAAATAAAAGAGCCTGTAAGTTATTAATTTACAGGCTCTTTGTTTTTGTCGGGGTGATCCGACTCGAACGGACGACCACTAGCACCCCATGCAACAAAAGGGAGTTTATAATCCAGCACATTTACAGGCTGTTGAATAATGTTGTTGTGAAGCGTGTAGCGCTTATGGCGTGCAGTTAGCGGGTGAACTCGATGTTTTTTGTTTGCACAGATCCGCACTGCGAGCTCGAAACTTCGGTAAAGATAAACCTTCCGAACGGAATACCCAAAAACATTTTAGGACGGCGCTTGTAGTATGCTGAATTTACTTTAGCATCGTACCTGAATAGCAGCCGGTTAACCTTCAATGAATCGCCTGTGAGCTGTGCAGATCCCTTCCATACGAAGCATGCTGTTGAATCGTTTATCTGCCATGTGTTTTTGCCCTGGGCTTTCACTGGCACGGGCTTCACCTGGCTTACGCTGAAATGAATGGTTGTATATGTCAGCCTGATGATATTACGGGCACGCGCATCCAGCACGCGGGCAATAGAATCGCGCTCGCGACGTAAACGCCCGGTTACCTCCTTTTGTTTAAGCAGGAGGGTGGTAGTTGTGTTGCCCTCCTGCGTAAGGTTGTAATTATTTTCTGACAGCCGGGCAATCTCAATCTTCTGCAGCCGGATCTTATTAAACGAGATCCCGATAGTTACAAACAGACTTATTGAGAATACAACACCCAGGCTTACCAGGTAAAACTTCAGGTTTTTCACTGGCTCACAGTGCCACCAGTTACGTTCGAATCCTTAGCCACAAACGAGAATGCGGCAACCAGGGCGGCAATAACCACGGCCTTCCAGTCTATATCGCCGGTTTGAATAAGCGGAGTAACGGCTATCATTACAGCAGCCAGACATCCGAAGAGAGTTGTTTTCCAGTTTTTCATGAGTAAAATTTTAAGCGTTAAATAATGAAACTTTTTGATCGGTTCCTCTGGTATCGAGATGAACCCAACTGACCCCGGCCTCTAGTCTGATAGAATAGGGCCAGAGCGTTTTATTTTTAATAATGTATTGTCTCACTTCTTCGGCTACCATACCCTCGACCTCGAAATCAACAGCCTGCCCGGTCATGTGTGCCGATACATAAATACCTTTTGCATTCTTTACCAGGGGGCAAATATTACACCTAAAACCACGCTGGGTAAACTGCCCGCCTGAATGCCAGTTATTAATATGAATTCCTCTGTTAAGCCTTTCGCGAAGGTTATCGAGTGTAATTAGTAAACGTGAATCGAAGAAAGCCCAGGCCTTTTCTCCGTAGGCATGCAGCACATCGGGGCAAACAATCTCATGCAATTCAAAGTATTTCATAATCAGTTCGATGTTTGAGTAAAATATGCCGGGTTAATCTTCTTTATAAGCCCCTTTTCGGCGAAGGCTATTTCGTAGTGAAGATGGCTGCCGGTTGTTTTCCCAGTTGCACCTACATTGCCGATAGTATCTCCTTTTGTTACCGCCTCACCGGGTATAACTGTCATATTACTCAGGTGCGCGTAAGTTGTTATGTATCCGTTTTTATGATCAATCCTCACAGTGTTTCCATAACCGCCATCATAGGCAGCTTCAGTAATTATTCCCGAAGCTGCTGCATGCACAATAGTTCCGCGGGGGGCCCGGTAGTCAATACCCGTATGAAACTCACGCCCGCCCGTTACCGGATCTTCGCGTACATTAAAAACGGACGACACCCGGCTCATGTCTTCAACCGACAGGGGAGCGGAAGGGAAACGGCTCAATTGTTCTGCCTGCAGGCTGTCGTTTAAAGCAAGCCTTTTGACTATTTTGGCAACGTCGATTATGCTTGTTTTCATCTCTGCTAAATCAGTTGGAACGGATTCCAACCAATTTGTCTTTTGACGATTATTTACGTATATCACAATGACAATTATTGCCAAAACTAAGTTGCCCAAAAAAATGAACAATCGGTGCTTGTTACTGTAATCATTACTATGATGCATAAGACCGCAGGTTAATATTAAACTTCAATCGCCAAGACTAACTTCGAATAAGTTACTATCATACCAAACTTCGTTATCAAATGAAATCTGAAGCTTATAACCAACGCCAACGGTTGAAGGATACTGTAATTCCAGAGTTATACTACCGGCGCCATATAAGAAATAAAGAATATTATTGCCCTCGCTGATTACATTACCATCACCGGATACTATTCGGCTATAAACATTTGCAGAATATGCAGTTCCGGCATTAGAATAAGCAACTGTCGCGCTCAGGTCACCAGCAGCAGAGCCATCTTCAACAGTAATTGAAGGATCAGTTATAGGAATCTCTTCTCTGTAAAGAAACCCTTCGGCACTACCAGCACTTATTTCAATTAAACTAAAAAAATCATCGCCGCCTGCTACCATGATATAACCCGCGGGTAACGATGTGTAGTTTCGCTCCCCGCATACATCAACACCTCTGATTGCAGCATCTTCAAATGTTGCACCCTCCGGGCCTATTTTTACTGATGACAACTTTCTGGTACAAGGCGCAGCTGGAGAAATATATATATCTCCGCCCTCGCCGGCGAGTACGCGTAACAACTGCGAGTGATTTGTTTCCTTCATTTTACATTTTATTTAAAAGTTAGAACTAAAATTTACTTTTTCGCGAGTTCAGGATCTGTACTTGCCGGCAGCACTTCCTGCAGCTTTGTGCGCTGAATTATCTGCTGTATTTCAACTGCCCTCTGTGCTAACTGGAAGCTTACCGGCATAGAGTAAATATATGTTACCAGTTTTTCAAAGTCGGGCTGTGGGATTAATGCGTGTTTCATGTTATTTGGGTTTTGGTTGGATCAATATCGTCATCATCGGCATCGGCGGCACCTGCTCCGCGGCCGTTTGCATCATTTGCCTTGTTTATTATTACTTCAGACACTTTTAGTGAAATGGCAACGAACAGGACTATAAAAACCAGGGCAATTAGTATTTTCATAATCAGATGGTATAATAAAAAGTTAACTTAAAATGATATCCATAAGCTGCAACAGGGTCGCCGGCAGGCTTACCCGACAGTGCACCCAGCTGGGTGTTGGCTGCGTAAGAATCGTAATACAACTCAATTTCATTACCAACTGGCTCGTAGTTTGAATTAAATAATCTGGCTGTTATTATGAGGTTAGTATAATCAGCGTTTTTATAAGCATCGTTAAAGCCACAGGTGCCGGCATTAAGGTTAAACGACGGGGTTACTATTGTGAAACCTCCGCTATCGTCAATAATAAGATCAGTTGCCTGGCGGATCTTAACATCAACATCGAAGGCCGATGTGTTAGGAAGATAGCAGATCTGCTGGGTGTCGTCAAATTCTGAAGTGTCGCTTACAAGCCACAATTTGCAGGTTATTGTTTCGTCGGTAACCATGCCGCCCGTGTAGCCTATTGATACCGTTGCCTGAACTGTACACTCGCTCTGAATTTCTTCATCCTCAAAATTCAGAGCACCCCAGCCAATAAGGTTACCCACTGAATTATATAATGCCAGGCATATGCCAGTTACCGACATATCGGCACTCCAGTTAACCTCACCAACCAGCACGCGGGCCGAAACTGTTGCATAGCCGCCCGAGTCGATCCACACTTCGGCAGTAGCCTCTGCCAACCCGCCTGTTTGCCAGCCCGGGGCAGTGGCACTATGATTATAACAGCACCATTCATCTAAGCCATGAGGCGGAGCTGCAGCATTAACAAGGTTATAGCTTTCGGCGGTACGTGTAGTTGGCCCGAATGCGCTCCATCGGTTTACAGCTTCGCTGGCTGCCTGACCTGCAAAGTCATAAACACTAATGCCAAGAGCGTTGGCTATTTTAACAATGTCAATATTTGAACACTCAACGTTTGTGCCGTTAACAACCATATCGGAAGCACCGGGGAGTGTTGCCCGGGCTTTAATGGCTGCTGCTGTATAGCCACGGTATGCGGGTATCAGTTTTGCGCTCATGGTGTTCCGTTTGCCTGTATGTTATCGGCCGATGTTATAACCCCGTCGGCATCGATCGATACTATAACCGTAGTGCCGTATTTAAAAACAAGCTTACCGTTCTCCTGGGCAACAGTAAAGTTTGTTGTTTCGAGTGCCGATGCGTTGCCTCCTGATCCGGCTGCTCCATAGGTCAACAACCCTGTTGTGGGGTTATAATAGACCACGTTCGTTTCGGTTGTTTTCTCTTTTAGAGAACCCTGAGCTCCATATGGATAACCATTCGTGCCTAAATACACATCGCCATGTTCACCTCCA